GTTGCTTGCAAAGAAGAGTCCGATGCCACGCAGAGCCACAAGCACTCCACCGAGAGGACCGAGAAGGCTTGACATACCGCCAGCAAGACTGCCTATCAGGGGAGTGATAACAACCAATGCCCCAGAGATAGCCGCAAGTGGCGGGCCCCATTCCTTGAGCGCCGCGACAAAACCAGGATGATCTTTTAGGAAGTCTCTGATGCTCGAAACAATAGTTTTTATGCCGCTCGCTATCGGCTGGATGGCAGGAGCAACTGCAGTTTTTAAAGGCTCGAAAAGCGCCTTAATTCCAGCGCCAAACTCCTGAAACTTTGTCTTCACCTCGTCGATCTTTGTAGTGAACAATTCCTTTATCTTGTCCCATGCGCCCTGAAAAACCGTGAGCATTTCCTCTGCTTTACCCTGTTTCATATATTCCCAGAGTTTTCCCCAGGAATCCTGAAGCACCTTCACGATCTCGGTTGTGAAGTCCCTGATACCGCCGAAGTTCTGCTGCCAGGCTGCATATACTCCAGCCAGCATCAGTGCAATCCCGATGCCGATGGGTGAGAATGCTGCTGCGAGGAGAGAGCCTATTGTGCCTGCTATTTGAATAGCTTTGGCGACGAAGGCTGAAATACCAATCAATGCAGCGCCAAGAGCTAGCGCTACAGCAGAGCCTATTGCTCCCCATTTGGCGATCATTGCCACCATTTGAGGATGTTCCTTAATGTATGCCATCACGCCTTGGGTGAATGACGTAAGTGCCTTTATTCCCTTCGTTATTGAAGGGAGAAGCGCATCACCAATAACTCTCACGATTTGAGAGAATGATTCTCTTAGGCGTTCTAGCTGGAAAGTCAAAGTTTTCTGCGTCTGTGTCATTCCTTCTTGGAGGGCTGACGCTTTTTGTAGTTCACCTGAATATCCGTTGATTGAATCAATATTACTGCCGAGTATTGCTTTGAAGGCATTGAATGATTCCTGACCCCCGATATTGACTAATATCTGCTCTTGGGTTGCTTGATTCAATCCCTTCATTTTGCTTTGCATCTCGCGGAAAATATCAAGGATAGGTCGCATTTTCCCGCTTGTGTCAAACACACTTACTCCTAGTTGTGCCAAAGCCTTTGATGCTTCTGCTGTGGGTGCAGCCAACTTCACAAATATACTTCTAAGGCCGGTTCCGGCTTCTCCGGCTTTAATAGCCTTATCGCTCAGAGCTATCATTATCGAAACAGTATCTTCCATTGATATGCCTACACCTGCGGCGGCAGATCCACAATTTTTCAGTCCTTCTGCAAGTTGATCCACAGTAGTATTTCCGAGTTGCGAAGCCCTGAAAAGCACCTCGGCAGTATGACCCGACTCTTCCATTGCTTTCCCCCATTGTTTTGTTGTATCAGCAATGTACGTAACAGCAGAAGAAAGATCTGTTCCCACAACTTTGCTTAATTTCAAGGCCGAACTTGAAAGCACTTTAAATGCTTCTGTTCCGACCTGAGATCCCGTAGATAGGACATAGTAGAATGACTTAAGAACATCTTGAGATTTTGTTCCAAACTCAATAGAAAAAGTATTAGCAAGATCTGAGACTTTCTTTTCCATCTGCACAAATGCTCCACCTGAGAGCCCAGTCATAGTCATTGTTTTTTTCAGCTCTGACTGAAAATCTGCTGAAGACTTTGCTGCCAGTCCGAAAGCTCCAAGTCCAGCCGCGCCGATCTTGGCGAGATCCTCTCCGACCTTACCAAGCCCCTTGAAGGCGGCTTTGATGGCCTGGCCGCTTTCGCGCGCAGACTGCTGTACCTGCCGCATTATAGCAGAGGCTTCATCCCTGGCTCTTATTATCAGTTCTGCTACTGTTGCCACGTTCTCTCTTCTCCTTGAGTTTCTGCCTCAATCGCTCCCGCACCGCTGCGGAATCGTTATCAGGCCGTCCCTGATTCTGGGCTTTCTCCATCAGTTCTCGTTCGTAACTCATCGCTTCAAGCAGCCACACCTTCTGCAGGTACGTCATATCTATCTGACCGCTTATGACACGGCACCCCTCTTTGTGGAGTGCCCATGTTTCAATCCCGATTGGGCTTCGCGTGAAACCTCTTCACCCGCTCTTCCTCACCCACGCCTGAGAGCTCCCTGACGGCGTTGGCGATCTGCGTGCTGGTCCCGCCGACAAAGCACTTGACTTCATCGAGCGTGAAGACTGATTTCCCGTATTCATCCACAATGCACCAGGCGCATATCTGCATATTGCCCTCAGCCGATTCCCTGAATATCTTGGCAATCTGCGAGGTGCTGACCTTATCGCCCATAGAGCGCATGAACTGCTGCCCCAGGTCGCCGTCTACATTCAGCTTTTCCATGTCGATCTGCATGTCGAGTCCTGACAGGATCATCCCCTGCAGAATGGTCTGCTCGTAATCAGCAAGAGGGCGAATGGTGACACCAACCTCTTCAGCGCCTATTTTCACCGTTACCACTTTCCTGAGATTCTTTCCGGCTAGAAGCCGCTCTTTAATTGTCATGAAGCCTCCTTGAATTTATGTGCAGGCGGGGCTCTATTTCAAGCCCCATAAGAACCTCCACTTATATCGTCTGTGCTGTCCACGTCGCGCCAGTATCAGTGCTCTTGAGAATCGTCTCGAAGGTGCCTGCTATAAACCATGTTGAGGCTGAAGCCATTGACACGCCATAGAAACTCACGTTAGTTGTCCCAGGATCTTTCTCTGTCCAGGCTGTCCCGGCATTAGAAGTATAATAGCAAGTATCAGAATCACCAACTACCACGGCCACAGTTGCGCTTGTGCAGTCAACACCTCTCAGGGTCGCCGTAACTCCCGCTATGCTCTTATCTGCCCATGTCTCTGCATCGGCAGAGGTCAACACTGTGCCCATTTCTCCGACTGCGATCCAGATATCAGGCGTTCCCTCGTAAGCGGTGACACCCAGAAGATCCACCGTTACGCCGCTTGTTCTAACGGACCACGTGGTGCCGTCCGAACTGTTGAGGATCTTGCCGCCGGCTCCGACCGCTACGAACTTATCACTGATGCCGGTGATTGCATAGAGGTCTGTGGTAATACCGCTGGTCTTCGCTGCCCACGTTGTTCCTGAGTCGGCAGTGTAATAGATTACTCCTCCAGCGCCGCATATATATGCTGTTGTGGCGTCTACTGCGAAAAGGCCATACCAGTCTGTGGTAATTCCCGCAGGGGAAACATCGCTCCAGGTTGCCCCTGCATCAGCAGTTTTAAGCACCTTGCCATTCATTCCGACTGCATAGGCCACTGTATCAGAGACATACTCGATACGGTTGATCCTGTCCGTCCATGCGGTGAGGCCTGAAGTGCATGCAGTCCATGCTGTTGCGCCGCCGTCTGCGGTTTTGTGGATGAGGCCACGGGTTCCGCCTGCTGCTACAATTGTAGTGCTGCGTGCGAAGATGGCGCGGAAGAAACACTCCAGGGCATAGGCAGGAATGCCAGTGTCAACAGTTGCCTGCAGAGAATACCCGGCAGTCTCATCGTGGAAAGCGGTGAGCTCCAGGGACTGCTTCATCTCGTCACGGCCTTTGACGGGCTGACCCACGCTCTTATAATAGCAGCGAGGGAAAGTGAAGGAGTAGGCGAAATAGTTGGTTCCGTCGATCTTGTCATCGTCGCTTGTGAGAGCTATTGTTACCGCTTTGCTTGTCGGCGTAGAAGGTCCACTCGCGCCGCCCCAGAAGTTGACAAGATGAGTTGTCGCATCGAATGGCATCTCAAGAGTAATTGGAATCTCAAGAGCGTTGACATCGAACTGCTGAGGGAAGCGACTGCCGATTCTCACTCCTGCATCTGCACTGATATTATTGTTGTATTCGAAGGATGCAGAATCAACGCTTATAGGGCTGTCTATTGTTACAGCTCCGTGGCAGAATGAGAAGAAGCCCGTCTCGTGAGTGTCGATAGCAGACTCAGCTTTAAGCGTGCCGAGAGAATCAGTCTGGCCTACAATAGAGGCCTTACCCATGGCAAAGTCGTTCTTTGGGATCTCGATGCCCAGGCTTGCCACTTTGCAGCCCTCGAAGACCTGCTCCAGCGCCTCTTTCCCCACTCTCGCAGTAAAGCCTTTCAAAGAGGTTCCTGGCCTGAAGGTATGTCGATATGCCTCTTTCCCACCGTCGAACTGCAGGCAGTTGTAATAATCTCCCATCGCCCATTTCAGCATCCAGGGAAAGAATTCTCCTTCGATGGCCTGGGCAATGTCACCCTCTGGAATATACTGTCCCTTTGCTACCACTGTTGGGCTTCGGTGAGTAATACCCGCATACGATAGCATTGAATCCTTCGGAACATCCAGATTCACCTCCGACGCGTCCACATAATTGAACAGTGCATCGGTTGTCTGCTTCGTGCCAAATGTCGCCTCTTCTGCTACTCCGAAATATCTCACGCCTCCCATAATCTTTGCCTCCTTTTCATAATAAAAAAGCGCCGTGGAAGGCGCCGCATTTTCAACTATTGAAACAGCTATACTACGCCGTTATTTTCTTCCTCGCCCAGAAGTTGAAATAGTTCCAGATTGCTTCTGCCTGATCTCCCATCGGCTCAGTATCCACCAGGATCTCATCGGCGAAACAATCATTGCAAGAACCAAGCAGGGTGCGCCTGTTGTGCGTCCCTGTTGTGTTGTAGAGCGCATCTCTCACTTGGCAGGATACCTTTATAGTTTCCTTTACGCCGCCCCAGAGCGACGGCTCTGACTTATTCACTATCACCATTCTGAAGTTGAGCTTCGCGTTTTCCATTGTGAAGCTGCTTGTTTCGAAAGCAATGGACGTAAGCACCACATACACCGAAGGGAACTGCATATCAGCATAACTGCGTTTACCAAGAATGACGCGCCTGATGTCCTCATTAGAGGGATCATTGTCAATCGACAGACCGGGGATTATCCACGCTCTCTCATTGTGAGCCAGAGCGGTGACATAGGTTTCAATCAGGGTTCTGATATTCTCGAAGATCGGCTCTATTGTTTCCCAGCTCCCCATTATCTGAATGCCTCCATGGTATACTCCACTGCATCTTTCACATACTGCTCTCCGCCTGCCTCGACCATATCCTTTGCCTGTGTCATTATTGCCACACTCTTACCTGTCTGTCTCATCGCAATCTCTTTCGCTCCTGGATGGATGACAAGTTTTGTGCGAACGACATCCGTCTTCGGATTCGGCCCCACAGGGAACACCAGATACTTCTTTCGCTTTGGCCGGATCTCGTAAGATTCTCCCCCATGCTTTCCGTCCTGAGAAATTATTGAATCAGCATACTTCACGTTGCTGCCTATTGTCTGGGATATCTCTGCATCGTTATGCTTCCAGATTCCATTCGGCCCGCCCTGAAGGGACGACTGTAATCTGCCTCCCACCTTGCGCCCAATAACCCTGCCTTTAAATTCCCATCCTGCACTTACCGGGCAATTTTCAACCATGAAACTTCTCGCATCCACACCCGCTATAGTGACGGCCCTGTTCAGAGCCACCTTCAGCAGGGTGGGATCTACGGCATCAATTATTTTGGACAGGTCGCCATTGAGTTCAATGATGCTTGAAGCCATCAGTAGGTGTCCTCTCCCTCATTCCGTGTATCGGAAATCAGTTTAGTGCTGCTTTCGCCTTCGTCGTTTGCCACAATATCAGTGTCATCGGACTCGGTAAGATCGTGTTCATACGACACATCGGGATTGACTGCTCCGCAGGTGCGCCGACGAAACGGCATGAGCATCTTTTCCATCTCCTTTGTAAGGATCGGAACTTCACTTATCATCGCCTGCATACCATCAGCCACCACTACCTTATTCATCTTCAGGTGTTTCAGCCACACGAACCAGTTACCTATTGCCATTGCTGCCACTTGCTTACAGACGTTCTTCATATGCGTATAGTCTGCAGTGGCCAGAATAGTTGACGTGAGGCTGCCCCTGTTGAGAATCGTGCAGATATTGCTCTCAATGCCCGCATGAACTATATCGAAGGCTGCCTGGAATTGATCTGTAGTGCGCCCAAGATCGGCAGCAGTAACGCCTTCCTTGTTGAAGTACTGCGCTTCGAGCTGAGTGATGAAGATCGGAGTATACGACACTATGCCTCCTCAATGACGTTGAGCTTTACGGCTCTCACTGCATCCTTTGGGGCGACTGCATAGAAATTGATAGCTCCCTCGCCTGCGCCCGCGAAGTCCACATTGCCCGAAGCGTTCTGATTGTTGAGGGTGAACTCTTCCTGCCTTGATTTGTACTCGTGGTCTATCTGCCCTTCGCCGCGCAGCAGAACAAAGTCATCGACATCTCCGCGCATGCGGATCTTATGACGCTGGTTGAGCGGAGTGGCAGGAACAGGATAGCCACGGTGGAAGGTGAGTCCTGCCCAGTACCCTGCATAGCTGGTCTTCGGCAGCTCGACAGTCGTAATCTTGATTGTGCTTGTTTTCCCCTGCGGCATGGCTTACCTCCGTTTCTTTGGCTCTGGCTTCTTGGCATTCTTGCTGCCGAAAAGAACCTCTTCCAGAGAGCCGACTTCGGCCTTACTGATTGTCATTGTCTCCCTTATAGGCTTCAGTGCAGTATTCTCAGTCGGTCCGACTTTCTGAACATCGGGCACCTTTCGGGTTCGCCACTTAACAACCTCGGCAATACCCAGCTCCTCATATTCCTTCACGGCTTTGTTATTTGGGATCATTACGACCTCGCCAGGCTTCAGCCATTGACCGGAAATCATCTGATCGTTCTTTACTTTCACGCGCATTACTGCGCCGTTATTTACTATCACATTACACCTCCTTTAGATGAGAGAAAGAGATGAGAGAGGGATTGCTCCCCCTCTCCATTACCCGGTCAATTTCTAGGTTGCAGCGTTGTCTCTGATGCCGTCGATATAGCCGAAGTTCTTGTCGTGTCGGAAGTAGCAATTCGCCTCATAGATGTTTGTATACAACACCTGATCAAGTTGCCGACAAGAGTATGTTGTGCCGCCATTGACATATGAGGCAGAGGGATCTGCGCTCACTATGACATCCTGCCAGATTCCAATTACCATATCACTCCATTTGCCTGCGAAGATGATAGAACAGTCCGACTTTCCGCTTACTGTGCGGGTATTAGGGATCTGATTAGTTACTGCGTACGGGAAACTAAGGAGTAATGGGGGATCTCCTGCATTGTTCGGCAGGGTAAGCATGTAATCGCCGTTGTCGGTCTGAATAGCCCTCATATTCCATTTTGTGCGAGAGTTGAAGATCCAGCCTTCCATTCTTCCATTGTCTGCTTCGATGGCTCCGATAAGATCCATGAGTCGATTCATGTTGTTATTATCGGTGAACTTGCCATAGCCTGCGCTGGCATCCATATTGAGAGCATTAACATTGCCGCCCAGATGGTCAAGGCCAGTCATGTGGCCTGTAGTCCCATCGCCAAGGAGCATCTCATATTCAGCGAGAAGAGCAACTTTTTCGAGCATCTTATCTTGAATGAGATTCACTGCATTATCTCCACGCCGTACTACTGCGCCGTCAACAGGGCAGCCTACTCCAATCCTGATCGGCGTCCAAGTGTCGCGACTGAAAGCAGGTGTGGATATGGTGATTGCTGATCCCGATGCGAAACAATATGCCGTTGGCTCTGTGCTCATTGTGTTAAACGGAACGTCTCCTGTCGGGAACATCTTCTGAACCGGAAGAAGATTAAAAACTAACGCATTCGAGAGAGCCTCGATATACTGAGGCGCCATATCGGGGATCATATAATGGCCGCCCGTTCCTGTGTCATCCAGAAGGCCTATTCTCTTTTCCTTTCCCCCAGCCTTCATATCTTCGTGACGATAGATATTCTCACAGAGCCACTGATCTTCAGGATTATTTCGCGTGCCATATGCCAGTGCCCTTATGATGTTCGGCAGTAAGATCCGGTGATTATCCTTGGTGATTTTCCGTGTCTCATCTGGCCCCGTTACCTTCCCGCGCCCCTCTGCCACGAAGCCGCGCATCTGCTCGAAAACGTCCGTGTATTTCTTTTGCCATTCCTCGGCGGCTTTGGTATATCGCTCTTCCACCTCGTCCAGTTTCTTGTTGAGTCGCTCGATTTCATCTCGCGTTATCGGGTCTGATGTCCCCTCGTTCTTTTTCCGCTCTTCCTCCCTGCGGCTTACCGTGCTTCGGAGCTCCGTCAAAAGCTTCCCGAACTCGTCCATCTGAGCCTGAAGTTCTTCCTTTGTCATTTCTTATTACACCTCCGTTATAATTTTTGCCATTGTCGTGCACATCTCGGCCAGTGCTGAAGCCATTTTGTCAGGCACCTCATCGGCTCTCTGCTCCTCTGGAGTGGCTGTTACCGGCTCCGTCGAGGCAGGGAGTGAAAGAGTCTCCCGCTCAAAAACAAACGCCCTCTGCGACATTGCCGCATAAGCATCCTCGATCCATTGTGCGAAGCGCTCGTCAAACTGCGAGAGCATGGTGTGAAGAGCTTGGTATTTCTCGTCTGGCTGCAGATTGTTGTAGAGTATTTGATCGAATGAATCTCTCATAACATTCATCAGTAGCCATGGAGTCTGTCGGAGTTGCGCTTTATCGAAATCAGAGTCGAAGTCACGGGTTTCTGGCCGGAACCGATTACGCACAGAATAGATCCCTGCCAGTTCATTTGCTGCCCAGGTCACAGGCGAGAACTCCCAGAGGCGCACCTCTTTGATGCGCCGCACACCATCTTTCCAGCCGTCAACAATGGTATCGAAGCCTATTGAAAGCTCCGTAATAACCTTGTCACGGAGAAGAATGAGCGCGTCTTTGCCTCTCGTTGTCTCAGATATCTTACCCTTGACATAGAGACCCTTCTCATCGCTCTTCATCTCCAGTGGCTTCCCGATTGGCTCATCGGAGTTGTGCTGCCAGAGTATCTTGACTCGTGACCTGTTTTCCTTGAGAGTCTTGCTGAAAGCGCCCTTCTCAATAACGCTCTCGTAAGAATCCACATTGCCATAAACCGAGGCATAACCTTCGAAAGTGCCCTCTTCGTTGTCCACTCCGCGAAGCTCGAACGGGAAACTCCTGTACTGCTTTCGCATCTTCCACCTCCCAAATAAAAAAGCACCCCGAAAGGTGCTCTCTGAATCGCTATGTTGTTGTGCTATCTAACCGCCGTACTGCCCGCCAATAGCCGTGGTGTCGTACGTCGTGCAGCAGCGGCAGTGAACTATGTCATCTGCTCCAGCTCCCAGAGAACGATCTCCGGGGAACATCAACTTATTGCCTGTTCCGCTTTTGAAGGCTTCCTTCATCTTGCGCCGCTGGCCAGTGATATCACCGTGAGGATCGCGCTCTCGCCCGTCCATATTGGTGTGCCACTTCTTGATCAGGCCCTCGCCCAACTCTGCCCCTACCATTGCATAGTAGTTGCCTGCCGAAGCGATTGCATGAGCCTCGGTAATGGAGATACGCGCCGCTCTGAGATATGAGCCAATCTCGTCGAGTTCCAGAATCTCATCGGCCATCTCCTTCGAGGTCTTGCCCTCTTTCAGCCCGCCCTCAATGATGCGCTTGATCTGGAGTTTCGTGAAGTCATTCACATCCACTACCATCTCGCCCGTCACATCGGCAAGCCACTCCTGAACGAAGTCTGCCAGGCCGCTCACTTTCTGGTCATCGCGTACCTCGAGATCGGGCAGCCAGATCCGCGCCGACTTCTTCAGGTCTTTTCTGGTGAGCCCCATGAAGTACTTCAGGCCCTCGGTGTAATAGTCGGTATAGAACTCTTTCAGTGCCTTCTGGCTCTCCTTATCGTGGCCTGCCAGCAGCGCCTTCACATTCGGCTCTCCGCTCATTGTGCGGAGTTTCTGCTCTACATCCTGATAATACGCTGAGAGAATCTCCTGTATCTTCCCCGCGCCCTTCTTGGCATACTTGTCTACGCGCTGAGTGAATATCTTCAGGTATGCAGGAATTTCGGTATCCTTCAGGTTCAGGATGTTGGCTCTTGTCTCCATACAATAATCACTCTGAGTTATTATGCTTTCGAGTTGCCGTAATGCCTTTGTTGTTGCCGGTGCCTGAGTCTCTCCCGTAGGCGGCGCCTCGCCCATCGGCCAGACCGTCCCTGTTGAAGGCATCAGGAAGAAGTCACCGTGGGGATGTGGCTCGAAGCCCATCTCTTCACGAGCTTCATTCTGCATGATGATTCCGCCAGCGAACGCCTGAGAAGCCCGCTTGTCCTTGTAATCCTGCGCCTCTTTCAGCGCCTTCACATCACTGAGATCATAGGCGAGAGCAATATCATCTCCGTAGAGCGGGCAGATCCGAGTATTCCAGAAGTCGAGAAAGGCGTCGAGCTCTGGCAGAATCGTCTGACTCCAGAAGATCGGCTCCGCTTCCTTGATGTTGTTGTATGTCGCCCTGTCGAGTATACCCACCAGGATTGGCGGCACACCAAAGACAGCGCATATCTCTTCTCGTGTGAGCTTCTTCAGGAGGATGTAATCAGCATCCCGCTGTGAGAGAGCCGTCTGTATCCACTTCAGGCCACCTTCAAGTATTACTAGCCGCCCTGCGTTGTTGGTGCCCTGCCAGTTGACACGCACCTCTTCAGCCATCGTTTTGAACTGCTCATCAGAGAGCATACCGTCTGTGCAGAGTACGCCCGATGGCCTGGCCTGATTCTTGAAAGTGTTGTAGTTCCAGGCGCTTGCCTGTGTCTCTGTGTCGATTGCGTAGGTTGCCACCTGGATCGGGCTGAGTCCATACCAGTCATTCGAAGGATCGAACTTCTTCTGGTGCAGGATGTCTGTCGGCGGTATCTTGTCGGGGTTTCCAGCATCGACATTGTATTCGTAGCGGTCGATGTAAGCCGAGGCATCCTTTCCCTTCCGAGTCTTTCCAGGAACAATCTTCATCCTGTCTGGCCTGAGAAGGTAGATGTTTGCCGGTGCTTTCCCGATCCGCTCTGAGATGTCGTAATAGTTATTTCCCGACACATTGAGCAGGATCGACTGTGCGCGGAGAAACTCTGTCCAGCTCTGCTCGGTATTCGGCTTATTAAGCAGCGATCTCAGAGGGTGCGATCCCTGATAGGGTTCACCGTTCTTCTTGTGCACGAGGTTGAACGGCACGCTGGAAATCCTGTTGGCAATCTCGTTCACGCAGCGATAGACCCATACCGCCTTCTTGTATCCATCCTCAGAAGCCCGCCTGTAATTAATAGGCTGCGTCTGAGCCTGGCCTGCCTCTGACGAGGGTATGAAAAAAGAGAAGGATCGCTGCTGCATGCCGAGTATGAATCTGCCGAGCGCCGCTCGTGCGCGTGCTACCAGTCCTGGTCGTATCATTACTTCTTTTTCTCCAGTGCGTCAATTCGTTTCTTCAGTGTTTCAATCTCACTCTTGAGCGCTCTGATATCTTTCTCGTTCTGCTTCTCCCGCCGCTTCTCGCCTGTCACGGAATCTTCGATATAGTCTGCTACTTTCGACATTGATTTGCCTCCTATACTTGTCTGCATCGTGGAACCGTTGAGAGCCCTATAAGCTCCTCATTGGTGTATCGCTCACGGTCTATGGAGTGATTATCCTTGTCCGGATAGTCGCTCCTGAAATTGCCATTCCTATCCTGCGGGTATTCGTATCCCAGAAATTCGCGTGCTGTGTTCGGGCAGCGCCTGTCATCAATGATGATTTTCTCAAGCCGCTGCAGCCACTTCATACCGCGCTCCACGCTGCCAGGACCCTTTTTCGCCTGTATCACATTCACGCCCTGGTCACGCAGATCGGCAATGCTTCGAGGGTCTTCCGAGTCTGCCCTTACGCACTCATTCCTGACGTTCTCGGCCTTGATGAGATCTCCGAGCTGGTTGATCAGCAGACCGTGTTTCCATAACTCGAAAAAGATGTAGAGCCGCCCGCCGCTGTAATAGCTTGCGCCATAACAGTCTGGGTCACAGGCGAAGCCGAAGTCAAGCCCGCGCCGTGTGCGGTCGAAGTTCTCTATCTCGGCATCAGCGATGGTTCGGATCTCGATATTGTCGAAGACCTGACCGCCGGTGCCTGTCTCCTCTCCTAAATACTCGTGACGATAGGAGAGGGGCTTTGACTCTTTCAGGCGCTCTGCTTCAATATAAAACGGCTCCCCGAGCCATTCTCTGGGAACCGCCTGATAATCACTGTGATGGACAAGAGTGTCACTGCGCTGAAGCACGTTACGCGCCCAGGCATTGACCCAGTTGTTAACGCTTTTTGGGGGGTTGTAGGTATAGAGAACCGTGAACCTTTCCCCGCCGCGCATCAGGGATTGAAGTATCTTCCTGACTTCCTCTTCCCCGTAGAATTCAGAGAACTCTTCGAGCCAGATGTATTTGAAATATCCCTCTTCGAGGGTAATTGATTTCAGCTTGTCGGCATCGTCTGAGCCGTCTGAGCCCCAGAACATTATTCTCTGGCCCGTCGGCTTGTATATCAGTTCCAGCGGGCTCTTATAAACTTTCCAGTATCGGCTCATTCCGAGCTTGCTGATCGCCCATTTCAGCCGGGCATAGACGCTATCTTTCAGGGTGTTGCCCACTCGCCTGATTGCTATGCCGTGAGTCCCAGGATTCTTCATGATTCCCAGGATCATCTCTATTGCCGCGAAGGATGACTTTGTGCTGCCCCTGCCGCCCTTCATGACGTAGTGAGTATACTGGTTTTTCTTAACAGCGCAATGGACAGGGTAAAATGACGGCGCTATGATCTCGGAGAGGTTGACATCACTCATGGATATCATCCACTATGCAAGGAGGTTCTTCTTTCGTGATCAGGTTGTCTGTAAACAGGGCATATCGCTTGCCGAGAAGCTCCAGGCTCTTCACCCTATCGCGTGCGCCGATGTTCTTGGTGACGAGCTCGACTCCGCCATCAGGCGTGAAACTCACTACCTGCTCCTCCATAGTCCCTCTTGCTGCCTTAGTGAGTAGCTGCATCACCTCTGTAGCATCAGCAATCTTGGAGTCCTCTATCCGTTTCAGTTCGGCGTCTATGCGCGCGCGGATGTGAAGTTTTGTTAAGTTCTGGCAGCCTATTTCTTTTGCCGTCTTTTCGGAATACCCCGCTGCAATGGCGGCTTCAGTAGCATTGAGGGATATGAGGTATTCGTGAATGAATCGTTGCTGTCTGGGAGTAAGTCCGTCTTTCTTGGCTTTACCGCGCCGTTTCTTCTTCACATCAACTCACTCCTCACTCTTCTCCTCCACCCATCCAGCACTCCCACTGAGAGCACCGAGAAGCGTCATGCCGCTCGTCTCTGCTCTCGTCGAACACCAGGCACTCCCCCTTTCGGCCCATCAACCTGCGCCAGTGTCGGCACATATAGCAGTAAAACTGCATTGGAGAGCCTTTCTGGGTACATAAAAATAGACGCCTCTCAGCGCCTAAAATTAAAACTGCCCTCGTCCGGGCAGCACGTAGCAATATAAGCATATCACAGAGAGGCTGAATTGTCAATCAAGATCAGGAGGCATAGTAATCCCCTTCGGCCTTTGACATAATACCCTTGACATCTTTTCGCATCCTGGATTTTTTCTCTGAGCTATGCTTCAGGATCTGCATATGTGTTGTTTCGAAGTAGCATGCCTGTGCGTCTTTGCGGGCATAATAAGCCTTTGACTTTGTGGCTGCCGACACCCAGAAAGCAGCGGTCCGCGTCTCTGGCAATATACCTCCTCCCTTCATCCACGTAAAATCATTATCGCATTCAGGGCAGAATGTCATAAGCGAGAATTTCACAGGCACTTCCAAGTCGGAAAATGCTCCCGTGAAATACACATCTTTCTTGCAAAAAGGGCAGATAAATTTCAAGATGACTGCAGTACGATCGCCTGTGTTGAGATAATATATGCCTTGTATAGGAAATTGTGACATCCCGCCTCCTCTAAAAGTTAATAGGGGTAAGGAGGCCACCCGTTCTGAGCGCCCCCTCCCTCGTGTCCATTGACCCACAGAAAATAACATGACTATTCAGTTTTGAAGGGCGTTGGCGTCACCTCGCTTTCATGTATCATCATCTTTTTCTCAGTGATAATATGCTTCACGCCTGAGCCACCGCAATAATCACAAGGAACTTCCTGAGAAGTCGAAAGGTCTATGAGTCTCCTTCCTTTCCCTGATCCTTGGCATTTTTGGCACCGCTCATGCGTTATCTCGTCAACGACAACCTCTTTCAGGTTCGGACAGGGGCGAAATTCCACATCAGCATTTGATGCCACTATTACCGGCTCACCGCTTTTACGCAATTCTCCTAGAACATACATTGCCCGATTTGTGCCTTTGCATAGTTCACATCTTGCCATTATCCACCTCGCTTCTTTTATCAACCAAGTTTTTTACAGCGCACTCCAGTCCGTCCTCTTGCTTCTCGCGCATGAAACCACATGGCTTTAATTATCGAAGCATTATCATGATACAGAGAAGATATTTTGGACCTATCAACAGGCTTTTTCAGTTTTTCTCTCCGGCAAAACTCCTCATATGCCGCAGGAGTCCAAAAAGAACCCTCTTTATATATGTAACAAGCGTTTATACATCCATCTTTATTTATAACCTTGTTTATGGACACTTCCCTTACGACAAAATCCTTATAATATTTGTCATAAGTGATAATCTCAAACATGTTTTCATTTATCACCATGCCAGGGAAATTATATTTTATTTCGGCTATTTTTTCTCTATTGCGTTTGCAGCCCATCTGCCCTCCTCATCCCGCACACTCATCGCACATCATCCGCTTCGTGATGATGTTGTAACTCCGCTTACCCCCACACTTACACCGCTCCCCTATCGCCTGCACCATCACTCTCGTCTGAGTGCAGAACAGCATCTCATCATCATTCGCAGTCGGGTAGTATGACGCCCCACACTTGCAATGACCCTGGACCCGCATATTGAAAGCCTCGTGGTGCTCGACCGGGCAGACCGCGCCACAGATCGGGCAGGTGACTTCGGCGATCTTTATGGTGCTCCAGGTGGCGTTCATCAGTTCCTCCAGAAGTAGCAATTCACGCCCATTGTACCCCGCACAATCCCCCTGTCATATCCGAAGGTCCAGATGATCCAACAGTCGAGAGTGAGCGTGACTACCTCGGCGCTGACATACTTTTTCATTCGCCCTCCTCAAATATCACAGGCGCTACCTCTCGCACGAGTTTCCGCATCTTGCAGGCCATCTCCCTGATCTCCCACTGTGCCGCCTTATCACAGCGAAGTTTGAAGAAGTGGAGAAGCTCCCGCGCGTTCATCGTGACGAGAATGTTTGTGCACATCGCAGAGGGGAGGATGTACCGGGCGTCTTCGGAGGGAATGCCATCTTTCAGCATCGCCTGATACGTCTTGTAGCAATACTCCATGGTGCGCTCAAAATTGAAGGAAAACCGCTCTGCCACTGACGGAGGCGTGACATACTCAGGCTCTTCTCCCTTCATCTTCACATAACGTTGACTCTGCTGTGAATAGGAAGCTATTCTGTGCCTCACGAGTTGATGACTCGTCACCCGCGATATACCCTCTATAGAGAAGGTGAAGACTGCGTGCTCCAATACTGAGTGATGTCCCTTCTCGACACAGACTTTCACGCGCCGCTCTATCGTGTTATTTTCAATGCTCTCAATGATCTCCTCCGCTCCCTGATGGGAGTAGCAGACCCGCGCTGCCACTGCTGCCAGTCTGTCGGGTCCTGGTGTGTGCGCTATCAGTGTTACTTTCACTATACCCTCCTTCTCAACCAGTTGATTTCTCTCCACGCCGCCAGAAGACTCTTCTCCATCTCGGCCATCTTGCGCTCCATTGCTGCCCATCCTTCGGCGTCACGCTGCACATGCAACTCCTCCACCTGCTCCTCAAGCGACTTGATCCGCTCTTCTTGAGTCTTCGGTATAGGCAATTCCTCCCCGCAGTCCTGGCACGTCTTCGAAAAGGTGTAAGAGTGCTTGCAGGTCATCACGCCACCTCCTGAATCTGTGTCATAATCCACTGTTGCCACAGTTCCAAAGACCCCACCGTGATCACTGTGCGCGGATTCGCTTTGTCGATGCCGATCTCATAAACTCCCGTACGCCGAATCTGCCTGTCATTCTTCACGACACCCGCGTACTGAAGGCTGTCCTGCATGCTCTTGATGGTGTTATCGGGATCACGCCGAAGATCGGGCAGCCATAAGCCAATGTCGAGGAACACCCTGCCGGTGAATTGCTCTGATGGTGCCATAATAGCCACGAATTCACGCCACTCGATCCCCTCGGTGGAGATGTGTGTAACGCCCCTGTCGTGTCGCCAATAGGTGTTGGCGCTCGGCGGGATGCCTTCAATGGTGAATTGCAGGATTCTGGGAGGCTCTGGGGGAGTTTGTTTTTTCATTCTCCCGCCTTTCTGAGTATATCGCCTATGCCATTAAAATTTTGCGGATCAACCACGTAAACATCCCCGTATTCTTTATCCCATCGTTGCGTTGAGCCGCAGTTCTCATGGAGTTTTATCGCCTCCGCTATCGCCTCATCCCGCTTCTTGAGGGCCTCTTTCAGACCTTTGTATTCCTCGTTAGGTCCCCCCGTTTTGTCGTAACTCTCTATAATCAATTTAAGGGCCGACTTCCCGTCGTTATCCTCCAGACAATCCCTCACATCCACCAGTAGCGTGTGGTATTTTCTTTCATGGAACCTGAGATTATCATAATCCCTCTTCAGCCGCTCAACCTCGGCACGGAGAGCAGAGCATTCATCTCTGTTAGGAAACTCTGCACCGTGTAGCTCTAGCACTCGCCATACAAGTCCGTTCACTTCATCAGCCCCTTTTCAAATTTCTCTTCTCATCTCATTCACGAGCACATACAGCCCATCTTTCCGCAAATTCTTCTCTTCAAGAAGACTATCGAACCGCATCGCTATCTTTGCAATCTGAGCTTTCAGATGCACAAACTTGCCCCGTAATTCCTGATGACTCCGCTCTAACTCATTCTTCTCGTGCTGCAGGAAGGTGAGTTGTTCGCGGAGTGTATCCCTATCTGAGCGCAGAGAGACAATTTGTTCCGTGAGATATTCCGCACAGGGCCTCTGTGAGTTTCCGATATGGAAGCAGCACTCATCACAGGCAACACCGTTTTCAATGGGTTTTTCGCAGTATACACAGGTTTCCATCACTCACCCTCTTTCTGCGTATCTTCTTTCAGAATCATGTGCAGGCAGTAGTCATCATCACAGATCCAGCAGTCGCTGTATTGCCCTTCTCCGTCGTATAGGGTCATTCGAGATCCACATTGTGGACAGTCCATTTTATCTCTTCCTCCTCACGCCGTTTTGTCGAACTCAAGATCCAGCTCCAACTGCACCGGCTCCCTCAACCAGGCATTGAAAACCCTCTGCGCCTCCTCAGAACACGACATGCACAGACTCACGCAGGGGTATGACACCACCTGCAGGATCAGGTGAGGGTAACGCTTTCCGCATTTGGCACAGGGGTAGAGGGGTTGTTTTTTCATCTCTACGCCACTCCCCTGAAAAGCTCTGGCAAGCGCTCTCTGAGATACGATATGTCGCGGTATATGGTGCGCCGGTTCACACCGAACCTCTCAGCCCATTGTCTTGCTGTTACCCTGCCTTTGGTGCGCATCAATATTGAAGTGATTGATATTACGCGATTCAGCTTTGACCTCGAACTGACGAATAGTCTATCGTTCATTCCCACAACCTCACTTTCGTTTTTTCGATACGCTCCTCGCTCTGTGCTCTCAGCACTGCCATTGCATCAAACTCTTTCCACTCAGGCACTACGTGGCGATGGACGAATGAGAGGAAATACTCATCGGGATAATCTGGGATGCCGTTGCCTCCCCGCTCTCTCCAGAATTTCTTGACAGTCGCCCTGTATTCGGGCTTCACTGACCGCAGGCCAAGCCGTATATTCCCAAGCCTTGAGGCTCTCATCTGTCGCTCCCATTCTTTCCATCCGCTGTCTATCTTCTCAATCCTCGCTTCTGGTGACTCATCAACGTATCCTTCTTGCACGGCAATACCGAGAGCATCAAAGAGGCTGTATCGCTCTTTTTGTCTCTTGATTGCCCTCTTCGCCGCCGCAAGCCTCCTATTCATGATCCATCCCGTCAATTATCTCCTTCAAATCGCATAGCGCCGCGCAAATAGGGCATATGCAATTATCATCCATAAGATGGCACTCGCGCTTCACAGTATCGTATATCTCTTCCAGCTGCTCTTTCAATGACATTTCATCCTCCTATCGCGAATACACGCCATTATTTTCATGCACATTCAGCACATCCCGCAGTATCTCAATGTCCCTGAAGAACGTCCTTTCGGAAATCTCAAATTCCCGGCAGACATCTTTTCTGATAATGTTTATACCCGTTGAGAGTCGTATCCCAAGAACAAGAATGCGTTTCAAGCGCAGAGCTGAGTGTCTCATTCAATCTCTCTCCATCCATCTTCAGTCTGCTCCTCAATTTTGAGGTTTCCTCTCGCCATCGCCCTGTCGACTTTCTCCTCAATCTCTCTCTCCTGGTGCAGTTTTCTCAGGCTTTGGAGCTTCAACCATGGCTTCATTCTCTCAGCTATGCGCTCGAAGGCTTTTCTGAGATTCTGAAGCTGCGATCTCTCTTCACAACAATATGCTTCCTGTCCTGAAGGTATGTGGCGAATTCTCACAGCAGTCTCTCGCTTGTTACGGTTTTGGCCACCCTTTCCGGAGCCTTTCAGATATTCAATTTGAAAATCTTTTCTGGTGAGCATCAGAACGGGAGTTGACATCACTTCACCTCCGGGAACTGGCGGGTGGCTTCAACCTCGGCATATAACTTCCCATGGCCATAACCTTCGGGTTCTGGCTTGAAACCACAATTCCACTTCTTGAAAAAGAATGGGACTCCAGCGGCTTTACTTTGTTTCCAAAGATGTGCTGCATATTCTGGAGCCATCATTCGTGGCGAAGGTCCGGTCTCGCCGCCACAGATGACCCAATCAAGCCTCTTTAGCATCTCTTCCGGTATCTCGACAGGGCCGAGAAGGGGCTCAAAAGAGACAAAGTGGACAGCGGCATTGATTTTAAGAAGCTCGTCAATTCTGTGGAGATACTTGCCTAATTCCACTGTGACACCGAGCCAGATGTTATTTGTAAGCCTACCTCTTACACCGTCGCGAAATATGACGCCATCTGAGAGCCACTGATCAATGATCTGCTTCATCCGTTCCGGTCGCTTCGTCAATATCATGAAAGTGTGTTGTAAATTCCAGGCACTCATCTCGTAGAATATCGCCCTGAGTGTTGTTTCTGAAACATCTGGATGAAATAGATCGCCCATACTGTTCACGAATACTCGGCGCGGCTTTCTCCATCGGCGCGGCAGGTCGAGCTTCTCAAGATGATGAGTCACCCCGAACGGGTTGTCTTTCGGATAGCCACACCGTCCCGCCAGGCGCTTCGCTGTGCGCTCTGCAAAGCAATGGAGGCACCCTTCACTGATTTTAGTACAGCCTGTCACAATGTTCCACGTTGCATCACAATATTCTATGCCTGTTCTATCGCTCATGCCGTCCTCCTTTTTAAAAACATATTGTGGCCGGTAATGAACTTTCGTGGCCTTCCGTTGTTATCGTATTTTCGAAAACATCCCCCGCACCCGCAAGCACAAGCAATAACGGGATTATTCTCTCCTGGAAGTCTAAGTTTTTTGCCTGTTTCAGTTCTGTGATTGACCCAGTGATATGCTATTGACGATACAACATGGAGATTCTCAAGCCTATTGTCTGTTTTGTCCCCATTGATATGATGAACTATTTCGCCTTGCCTAAGTCTTCGCCCAAGTTTTTCTTCAGCTTTGACTCGATGTTCGTAAGCATAGCCTCTTGCGTCTACGAGATGATGACCGGGTTCCATTCTGATAATCACGTATCCGTTGGATGCAATATGCCTGCCGCCTTTCCAGTTATTGTTGTTTTCTTTATAATGATTTCCCTTAGTTGCCATCTACTTCACCGCCTTTCCTATCATTGAAAGGTCCGGATTGAATGGTATCAGATTCCCGCGCTGCGGTTTTGGAGGCTCAATCTGTGGCATAACCGAAGCCTGCAGTTCATGTGGGCGCACCGGCTCTGCAAGTTCAAACCCCTCACGCACAGCATGGGCATCCGTAATCCCGAACATAACAGATGGCACCTCGCGATCACCCCAGGTAAGGCGAAGATGTGAGCTCTCCTGATAATAGCGCTCGAAGTCGCGTGCCACGAATCGCATCTGATCCTCGTGTGTCTGGCCGAGCTGGATCCAGCCACCCATGCGCGTGATAGCGTAGTGGATGGCCGGGTCATCGAACTGCACACTTTTGTATGTGCCGACATCGGAAAGAGTCTTGATGACTTTTGCCCAGGCGATGGAGGAACGCTCCTCGGGCTTCCCCTCAATTTCCTGGATTATCTCTGAAATCGCCGGCGTGAATTTGTTCCGCTCTATGAGGCCAAAGATAACTCTGGAAATCGCCTCAAATTCGAAGCGCTGAAGCATCTTAAAGTAAAGCCCAAGAGCTTCCATTGAGAGCGAATTACCTTTTGTCACTTCTGATATCGTCCTCATCAGCATTGTGAATTTCTCCCAGTCCTGCTCTTTTTGCATCGATTATCGACTCCGTTCTACCAAGCATTTTCTGAAGTATTTCATCTGGGTCGCTCATTGCAGCTTGCTCATAGACGTTGAAAGCCTTTGGAATCTCTGGATCTACGTACTCCTCGTAAGGTTTTGAAGGTCCCAGAAATGTCGATGGGTGCTTAATATACTTGGGCTCCGCTCCCTGTGCCATGCAATACGTGGCATAGTTCCCAGCCGCAAGGATGAGATCATCAGACGAGACCCCTTCCTTTCTGCGAGTACACCAGGCTTTATAAGCAGCTCGTTTTTCAATTTGACGAGGGTAGAGTTTCCAGAAGGCCTCAAAGTCGTGAGGGTATTTTCCGTTTCCATTTTCCTGGGTGGTTTTTTGGAAAACACACGTATTAGTATTTTCTTTTGTCGTATTTTCTTTTGTACTAGTTTCTTTTGTGTTCCCCATTATTGGGGACACCCCCCCTCCCATTATTGGGGACACGGTGTCCCCTTTTTTGGAGATACCTGTCCCCTTTTTTGGAGATACTATCCACTGGTCATAATCCTTATTAAATCGCCATTCGTTGACCAGGGTGTCCCCATATACGGAGACACCTGTCTCCTTTTTTGAGACCACCCCCATTTCGAGCAATTGAGCCAGTGACTCACTTACTCGCGATCTTTTCAACCCGGTAGCTTTGCTCATCTGACTCACTGAAATTTTGTCACTCTTCTTCTTCCATCCCCACGTTTTCCTGAGAATAACCCATAATACTTGCATTGCCTCTCCAGGAATTCTTGTATGAGCGAAGGCCTCAGCGATATCATGAGCTATATCGATATGTCCATTCTCTGCTTGTGGGTTCGCCATCTATCTCTCCTTACACCACATCATTACTGAGATGGCATAGCTCGCCATCGAATGTTATCATAGACCTGCCGCTCCTGCTTATTTTCTTGCAGCGCCCTGCAGCAGGAATGAGGGTATCTGTCTGATACCAGGATTCGCAAGTAGCGCCACAGAGCTTATACCCCTGTCGGAGCTCTGAAAACAACATCCTGGCCTCTTCCTCAGCTTCAGATCGCCCACCGTCGATGCAGACGAGGTGAGGCATTATGACCTCTTCAAGCCTGTTGATTTTATCAACGATTGTCATTGTCGTGCTCCTTTTCTGAAAAAATCTCCCAGGGAG